TTTATATGGCAGGTCAAAGATACGGTAACCGGTACAACATCCGAGTTTGAATTTGATGATGTGAGCGGCGGCACCGATTCAGAGAGAGCGGTATCGTTTTTAACATATATACCCGAAGCGAAATTTTGTCGGAAGTATGAAATGCGGTTGGGGTCGATTGATAAAAATGACAGCAGTAACCGGGCGTGGAGTGATTGGTCAACGTTCACCACACAGCCGACGAATATATTATTACGTTATCCCGTGTTTGTCGGCAGGTTCTGTAACAGGGCAAGAATTAGGTTTAATGCTCCGTCGGACGAATATTCGTATTATCAAGTAGAGATAGCGGAGAGCGGTACGGGAAACAAAACCATATCAAATATAAACAAGAGTGATGTTACGCAGGGCGCATTATTCGAGTTTAACCTGTCGCGGACGGGAATATATACAATCACCGTATCGGTGGCGTATGTAACGGGAACCAATGCGGTTTTGTATGCGGTTGACGAGAACGGGAACAGGGCAACGAAATCAGCAACGGTCAATTATTTGCGCCCCGATTATTTCAGTTGGACGGTAACGCCGCAGACGGGCATTGCAACGGCGAGCGTGCCGAATGATGACTGGAACAGGCTTTGTCAGAACGTCAATGCTGTTGTTGCGGATTTTTTGGGCAGAGGCAGAAGCCCATACACAGAAAACAAAGATGAGATATTTTTGCCGAACGACAGTACATTATACGGCAATTTGGCAGGGAAAAGTATATACTATGTCTTAAACTTTACGGAGTCGCAAAGTAACGTCGGCGCGAAAATCGATGCGGACAAGACACTTTATGCGTGGCGGTACAATGCGGTGAATTATATATTATGCTGTGTGAACAATTCGGACAGCGAAACGGATGTGACGAATGCGGATTATGCGGAGCATTTCGCAGAGGGCAAACCCGTATATGCGAGGTATTTAACGGCGCTTAGCGATAAGGTGAATGGGGTTTAAATCAATGCGGAATGTGGAATGCGGAATTAACACCTCATCCGTCACCTGACGGTGACACCTTTCTCGTCTCCCGACTCGGGCAAATCGCAAAACGATTGCCACTGGCAATCTGCGACCCTCAAGGGGAAGGCTTAATTGAAAACAATTAAAATTTATATAAATTTTTGGAGGTATTATTATGAAACTTATTATCGGAAATTATGAACTTGAATGCGGTGAGCCGATTGAACAGATGTCAAAGACGGCGAACGGCAAAAGACGGTGGCTTTTGGTCTTTTCGGTCAAGGCGGCACTCAGCGCAGAGAACGTTGACGCGCTTTTTAGTGCGGAAAATATGCAAACCCTGATTTTCAAGCCCGATGACGCGGACTATGGCTGGGGGCTTAAAGGATATACCGATTTGAACTCGGCGTATATTCGCCGCGGAAGTGACGGAACGGTATCGGTCGAGATTCAGGCGATAAAGACAGAGAGTACACAACAGACGGAAGCGACCGAGAAAACGGACTCCGAAACGGAGCCGGGAACAGAGAAAGAAAAAACGGATGCAGAAACAAATTCCGAAGCAAATACCAAATCGAATACGGACGAAACGGAGAGTGACGGCAATGCGTGAGATGTTTAAAAGGAACGGCGGCGAAGCCTTTTGTTATACATATGAGAGGACATTAAAGCCGAACGAAACCGTTATTGTGAAAATGCCGAGCGTATCGAAGATGCAGCGCAGTGTAAATGACATCGGGTGGATGTGTGACAGCGACCAACTTAAATTATACGGAACATTGTCGGCGCATTATGAGAGCGAAAACGCGATGTGGCAGGAGATTACACCGGGTGACGAGATAAACAAGACGGTATCGGCACTTAAAATTGTCAACGGCGGCGAGATATGCCGTATAAACATAAGGGCGATACTTTGTTAATTCGGAGTGCGTAATGCGTAATTCGGAATTACAACCAAACGACGCAAATTATGAGGAAAACAAAATATGAAACAAAATATGTTAGAGAGGTTATTTAAAATGTTAGGTAACATATCGAAAAAGAAAGGTGACAACGGTGATTTTTATACAAAACCCGTTATTGACAAAAAACTTAAAGACGCGGAAACCGCAACAAAAGCCTATACGGACAAAGCGGCGGCGGACGCGAAGAATGACCTTTATGCAGAGGTCGGCGAAAAGGTCGGTGCGGTTGAGGAAACGGTCAAGGCAAAACTTGATTCGACAGACACCAAACTTGACACAAAGGTAGATAAGGTAAGCGGTAAGTCGTTGATTGATAGTGGCGTGGCGGATAATTTGGAGTATGATACTGACAAGGAAGAAATTTTGATTAAGGTGAGTGAACCCTCACAAGGATTGAGGGTGAAAAGTACGGCCTTTTCTGAATCAACTAAAATTGAATCAGGGAGTATTACAATCGAAAGCGACGCATCGGGTTTGGGGAACTCTTTAACGCTTATTCCTTTTGGTGGAATAATGATAAACACAAATAACGAAAATGCGGACGTGCGTCTTGTAAAGACGGGCGAAACCCACAGGCTGTCACAAAAAGCCGATAAAACAGATTTAGCAAAAAAAGCCGATAAAACGGATTTAGCCAACAAGGTTGATAAAGTTAACGGCAAAACGTTGATTGATAAGACTGTGGCGGATTTTTTGTCTGATTATTACGGTGCATTACAAGTTAAATGTAGAATTTTTGCAGATGGGGCAATCGAATCATACAGTGAGATTATTGCACGTGGTGACATTACAGCAAAAGATGGTCACGATGTTATTGCTTATGTGCAAAAAGAAGCGGGAGGTTCGGTTGTGGTTCACAAACTTTCCGAAAAGGTTGATAAGTCCGAATTGGATACAAAGCTTGACGGCGCACCGGGACTACTCACTTCAGACGGAAGGATAACCGTATTAAATACAACAGATACGAATTATTACACTACAATAACACCGGGCAATGTTCAAATTGGCTTTACCGATACTAATTCCAACTTCTGTATGGTAAACCTTAACGACCTTCCGAATAAGGTTGATAGGGTTGATGGAAAGAGCCTAATTGATGAGAACGTGGCGGACAGACTGTCGTATGATTCCACTACAACAAATATAGTTGTTTCATCAATATCACGGGGGATTGAAGCACGTAATTTTATTGGAGTAAATGCAGGTATATCAGAGACTGGACTAATATCAGGTCAGCATCTTACGATTGAGACAGACGGAGCTGATAACGTTCCGGGCGTTGTCGGTATCGAGGCTAAAAACGGCGATGTTACAGCTAATGTTTGCATAGACCCCGATAGCGGAGCGCATAAACTTCACAAACTGTCCGAAAAAGTGAATATGGCGGATGTTGGCGTATTATCCGCTCTTGCTACGACAAACAAATCCTCGATAGTTGCGGCGATAAACGAATTAAAAGCTGCAATAGATGAACTTAAAGGGAGCTGATAAAAATGCAGATAAACATACCAATCAAGCTTGATGTACAGTCGAGCAGTCCCGTACGGCAATATCTGACGGCGCGGCAGGGTGACGGCGGTCTTTATCACATCAATGTCGCATTGTTAAGCGGCGGTCTTGCGCTGTGTATACCAAAGACGGCAACGGCGGTATTGAACTGCGCCAAACCCGACGGCACATACACCGAAACATCGGGGAATATATGCGAGGACGGAACAGCAGAGTTTGTTGTTTCGCCGCAAACGCTGACGGCGGTCGGAATTTGTATTTGTGAGGTACAAATCATCACGCAAGACGGACAGATAACAAGCGGAATATTTGAGATAAAAGTCACCCCGACCGTAATATCTGACGATGTGATAAAGTCAACGTCTGAATACGGAGTTTTAAAGCAGATTATAGACGCTCTCAAAGGCGCGGACAACGAATCGGATATTCCGAACGCACATTTGGAGGGTTTTGGAAATCGTGCAATATGCAAGCTCGACAGCCGTGTGAAATACGTGTCGGGAAAGGGTTTTTATTCGACTGTATATGATGAGAATTTAATCGGCGAGCATATCAATGTATTCTTAGGAGATGAATTTACCGAGAACGGATACAAAGGCAAATATCGGGCGTTTATCACCGAGCTTGCAAAGACAGCCGATGAGAACGGTTTTAAAATTTATGACACGGGCGAGATAACAACGGCGGTCGGAATTATGACGGCGGCAGGGTATGTCCCGAAAGGGTTCTACGGTTCGCTTATCATAAACGGCGGCGTTGACGGCGATGTCGATGTTGAAGTACCGCCCGAGTTCTCGGCACATTGCGGCGGCGTTGGTTCGCTTTGCGGACTGAACGGATTCACAAGCGGTGTAGGCTGTGAATCAACAGGGTTTTGCAGCAGGGCAAGCGGATATTTCTCGACCGCAAAAGGTGAAAGAGCTGTTTCGGACGGTTACAGATGCCTTGCGGACGG